ATGCAGCAGGAGCACGCTCGCTACCGTAGTTGGTACGCATTGCGAAGATAAGTCCAGTAGGACCAGTCATCGGTTGAACGCCAGCAATATCATAAGCGATAAGCTGAGGCATGGAGCGACGGATGAGGCTGATCAGTACAGGGTCGAAACCTGCAACAGGACCAGTTGCTGTAGAACCGCCAGTGTAGCCAGTTGTTTGAAGAGTTTCGTTGAGAATCGCAGATTCTTCAACTTGTGCTTTTTCTTGGTTTTCGAGGAGTTGTGCGACGACGCCACGCTTATGGGAATCAGCGATCTCAGGAAGAGCATCGTGATTCAGAACGGGTGCCCACTTCTCCTGGAGTTGTTGTAAAGACATTTTTGTTTCCAGTTTTAGTAGTTAATTAATAATTATTTGGACCAGCGAGCGATTGCATCAACGTACTTCGACATTGATCCACTCACCGTGCTTTCGATAAGGGGTTCCGCTGCTTCTACACTGGGGTCGCTTGCAGATTCTGCAAGTTCAGCCTTTCTAGTGAAGTAGGATTCCTTAATCGTATTAACTTTATTTCTAAAGTCATCTTCAGTTTCAAACTCAACACCCTCTGCAAGAGAAGCAAGCTTCTCCTTTTGGGTCTCAGCGAGTCCCGTAGCACATTCGTTCACAATTTCCATTTTAACAAACTCACCAATTCTTTTGTTCAAAGATACATTGGTGTCGATTTGCTCGTTGAGTTTAGCTTCCATTTCATCAAGCTCACCTGCCATACCATCAAGCAGGTTGAATTTCTCCTCAGGCACTGTAAAGTTGTGCTCTAAGAAGAGACCTTTTAGACCGTTGAAGAAAGACTCTGCCATCTCAGTCTTAATGCCATGCTCGATCTGAAGGGCATTTTCCTTCATCCACTGCTCGGCGGCATAAGTGAGATAGTTGTCAACCTTCTCGGCCAAATCTGTTTGAATCTTTTCAACTTCTTCAGTTAAGGTAGATTCAAATACCTCTTGCAACGCTGAAACTTCTGCATTGACCTTAGAGGTCACTGCCGCTTCAAAAATAGTTGCTGCTTTTAAACGGAACTCTTCTGAGAGTTCTTCACCAGCGACAAGAGCGTCAACATCTTCAGTAAAGTCGTACTCGGTTTCAGCGAGGACTTCTTCGCCTTCGCCATCTTCCGTTTCCTCCATTTTTGCAGATGCGTCACTTGGTTTGGTGCTAGGAACAGGTGCTTTACCTACTGCCTTAGCAGCAGAAGATCCTGCATTCTTGGTGCCCTTTGCACCTTCCATGGAATCCGAGGTAACATCAACTACTTTTGCTGCACCACCTTTAGAAGTATCAATCTTCTCTCCAGGTTTTGCATCTTTAGTAACTACGTTAGAACCTTCGGTCACTTCTTCCATGTTATCTAACTCTTTATCGAGTGAGGTCTCAGCCATTTGTTTGAACTCCGTTATGCATTAGCGTTGTCTGTATTTATTTATAAATCACAAACTCTTAAGAAAACTTGCAAACGCGGAAACTTTTCTTTCCTGCAAGTTAATAAGAGTTGCTTGGTCAATTTCAATTTTCATTTGAGCAATTGCTGCCTCTTTGAGGATGCCATTATCCCAAACCCATTCTTTACCTTCCATAATTCCATCAACAAATGCATCAGGAGCAGAAGGATCTGCTACAATATCAGCAGCAGTGGCAAGCATGAAGTCATCAGCAACAACGCTGCAACCTTCTTTTTTTACCAAAGAACCCATACCTCTGGAAGAAACGCCAAGTCTAACGCCTTCATCCAAAAGATTCTTAGCAATGTTACCCATAGGTGTATCAAGAATCTTCGCTCTTCCAACGAAATTATTTCCGTCTTCTTTGAGCGATTCAATCTTATGTGACACTCTATCGAGATTGATGGAAGGACCATCTGGGTGACCTAATTCTCCAAGAGCACGCCCCTTTTGAATGTAGTTCTCGCTGTATTTAGCAACTTCGCGCTGTAAAGTTGGTAACTTGTACATGCGACCATTGCGATTCTGGAGTTCTGCCTGTAAGAAAATACCTTCGATGAAGTAATTTTTCTTACCTTCATTCTCCTCACACAGAAAATCTACTTGAGTAATTTCTTCAGCTATCAGTTTCATTTTCTTCTTCGGGTGGTTGTTCTAATTCAGCAACGGGAGGTTCGGATTGATCGTCCTCAACGTTTGGGGTTTCAGAATTATCAGGCAATTCTGCAGAAATTTCATCCGCATCATCCTGACCAGTATCACCCAAATCAAATCCCACATTTTTTGCAAATTCAATCTTTCTCGCTTGAATTGCATCATATGTAGCAGAACCTAAAGCATCATTGATTGAATCAATTGCTGATGCTTTATCATCACCAAAGACTTGTTTAACAATTTGATTTGCAATATCACTAGGCATAATGTATTCCCACTGTAGTATTATTTAGTAATTTAAAATTCTCCTCTTCGAGCATCTGCCGCATTAACTGCGGACTCTTGCTCGTTAGGTGCTACTTCTGCTGCTGGTGCTCCACCTTCACCGCCAGCAGCCATAGCGGGATCCATTTCTGCCATAGGATCAGCAATAATACCTGATTCCAACTCAAATTTGATTTGATCATCAATATCCTTAATCTCTATATCAGTTTGTTTTAGAACTTGACGACGCATGTACTCAACACTAAAGTATTTTCCAACATACGGATCCATTGATGCAACTTGATTCATACGCTCATTGCGAATCTCAATTTCTTTTAGTTCTGTGAAATAGTTATCCGCAACATAATCAAATTGAACATGAGTCTTCATCTCCTCCCATTCCTCAAGAGTAATAATACCCTTAAGAACTAATTGACTCTTTAAAAGATCCATAAAAAGTTCTGAAAATCTTTTGCGAAGACGTGCAATAAATTTCTGGAACTTAACTTCATCACGAGTAATTTCAGCAGCACGACCAATATTAAAAGTTGTTTCCGTTTCTAAACGGGAACCAGGTACATTGAGTGCTTTGTATAGTTTTTTCTGGAAGTATTTTACATCTTCAAGTTCTCCAAGATTTTGTCCTCCTGGAAGCGTAGAAATCTCTGTGCCTCTACCGCCTTCACGTCTAGGAAGCCAGAAGTCTTCCAGCATAGACATAAATTTCTTATCGTCCTTAATCTCGCCAGTGTTTGCATCATAGACCATTTTATTCCTATAACGACTCATTACCTCACGAAGGTATTGTTCCGCTTTATTCTTAGGTAGATTACCTACATCAATATAAAAAATACGACGCTCAGGTGCTCTACTTAAACGATAGATAACCAGAGAATCTTCAATCATTCTCAGTTGGTTAACTGCCTTAATCGCCTTATGAAGGTGACTAAGAGTCATGTTTTTGTTCAGGTCCTGAATACCTGAGTGGCAATAAGTAATTGAATCTGTGGTAATTTTCATACCCTGATTAGTAGAGTTCTTCAATCCTTTTGGATTATATAAAAAGTAATCTGCTGTTTTTTGTGTTAGTTGAGTATTTAAATCCGCTCCACGCATTTGCTCAGGTTTCTTCTGCTCATACTCAGTTACCTTACGAATCTTGCGAGGATCAATATAACGAAGTTCTGCCAGACCTGCGTTTGGATTTTTAGGATCAATTACCTTATGGTAAAAAAGTCTTCCATCAACATACCACCTACGAAAAATTTCATAGGAACGATTTTCGAAATCGAGGAGACGAAGAACCTCATTGAATTCTTCTCTCATCAATTTTTTAATTCTATCCGATACCCTTAGATTAGAGAGTTCTAACTCAACAGGGACATCATCAAAATTACCACAAATAGTTTCATTGACAATATCATCAACCGCACTATCACATTCTGGTTGAAGAATCATCTCCCTATAACGAGAGATTAATTCATAATCATTTCGGACAGCTCCATCAAAATCAACAGAATAACCATAGTATCCGCCACCAACTACAGGTTGCGAACCATCCATATTATCTTTTTGAACAAAAGAAGGCCCCTTGGGGACCTTCTTCGCTCTTTCAAGTGAGTATCCAAAGAGCTGCGACATTATAATTCTAAGTTAACTGATTCTGATCTATTTATCAATCATTCTTTCCCCTGTTTAAGGGAGTCCAATATTGAACTTGTAGTTCTACAGTAAACTCTTCAATCGCATCATTGTTGCCGTAGTCCAGATCAATTGCAGCAATATTGCTTGGGAAAATATTATAAAACTTGTAGGACTTAAGAACTTTTGGTCTGTTTCCATCCTTAATATCACGCGCCAACTGATGCACTTTCATATCAGCAAAGTAACCCGTTGAATCGTCTGCGTCACCAAGACCAGCAGCGGATGTAAAGTTCTCGTTGTATGCCTGAATGCTCGATGCCCAGAGTTCAAACGCATTACGCAATCCGAAATTACTATCGTTTTGAATAGTAATCGTCCAGGGTTCGAAGGTTCTGTCTCCTGCAATCTTCAGAACTCTTCCTCTGAAGGGAACTTCAATCACTCCAATCTGAGACGAAGGGAGATTTGCTGCACGAACAGTAAATTTACCAAGATTAACCAGACTTGCATTATTAATAATTCCTGACGGGAATGCAAGATCTACCTGGAATAAATTAGGACGCGCAAAGTCCGAAGCGACGTTTGCTTTAAAATCGTCAATAGTTCCTCTTTTTGCCATTGTTTTTTGCTCAGGTGTCTCTGTCCCTAATATTTATTACAATTAATATTTTGAAGCAAAAAAAAGAGACCCCGTAAGGTCTCTTAGTTATGTTAACTATTATCAGGAAGCAACTTCAGTAAACGAAACACCAGTTCTGGTTGCCGTGAAGGTAAGAGTAATGTAGTTAATTGTACGGGTGGGTTTCACAAAAATTTCTGCATAGAACTCACCACGATCAACTGCTTCAGAAGGATTGTTGTCATCATCACACTTGACTAAGAAGTCTGTAACGCCACGACGACCTTGTACTTCACGCATGTAAGGTTCGACAATATTGAGGAACAGTGAACGCTGAGCTGCATCATTCTGTTCAAACAGTTGCGCCTTAGCAGCACCACTGACAACTCTCTCGATAGTGAGGAACAAGCGACGAACATTGATTCTATCAAATGCGGATGCAAAACCTTGTGCCGTCTTATCTCCGTAAAGAACAACGCCTTGACCAGGGAAAGCAACAATAGGATTGACACGAGCAGCATACAGATTATCACGCTGAGTCTTATTGGGAGTATATGCAAGTTTGATTGCATTTCTCAAGACTCCACGCTGGAAACCTGCAGGAGAGAACCAAGGTTCTGAGGTTTCGGTTGTCTGTAAGCAAAGACCAGCAACATCACCGTTACAAGGGACATAACGATAAACATCATTGTACTTATCGTAGATGTACTTATAACCAGAATCAAAAACAATGTAAGAAGAACTTGGTAGTTGGTCAAAGAATGAAACAATATTATTGGTAATTGTAGTAGCGTTACTTAAACCAATAATGTTACCGCGACGGGGCGATACAAACAGCATACAATCACGACGCTCTTCAACAATATTTGCCAAAGAACTAATTTTAGCAATTGCTTCGGCATCGTTAGTACCAGAAGGACCAGTTAAGATAAAATCAATGGTCTGAGATTCTGGATCCTCAAGCAATTCGTATGCAGAAGCAATATCAGTATTAGTTACTGTATATACACCACCAGATGCTGAATAGTCAGCACCATTAATAAGACGATAATAGAAAGTGGAGTTATTCTTTGAACCAACAGTTGTCTGAGCAGCAGGGTAATCGACAGTACCAGCAGTAGAACGTAGAAGATTAAACTGTCTGCCCTGTGAGGTGAGACCCCAGTTTCCATCGGATGCAGTTGCTGTTGCACTGAAGAGACCAGTCTCATGTTCACCCCAGAAGAGATACTCAGATCGTGCCTTCAGAACATTAACATAATAGTTGGTTTCACCAACAGAAGTCTTGGCGTCAGATCCTTTAGAAATTCCAATGAAACGCTCAAGAAGAGCACCAGGTGTACCAGTAATCTTACCATCAACATCAACAACAACGATGTGCATTTCATCGCGGAATCCACCACTATCCAAAGCAAACTTAGAAGTACCAGGACGAGGACCAACGTTAATCCATTTTACTCCAGGAAGATACTCACGCTCGGCATACTCAGAACGAACTGAAGTTACAACTGCAGCGTTACTGTTAGTGTCAGTAACTGAATCTGCAGCAGCAAATTCAATACTGTCTTTATTCAGAGCAACATATAAACGACGCTCGATAGTTGTATCGATAGCAGCAGTATTAGATCCCTGAGTAATTACTTGACCATCCGAAATAATACCAGTAATACCACCAGCAGGAAGACCAATTTCTAGTTTCTTGTTGACAGCATCCCATGCAAGAACATCAACTGATTCGTCAGAACCACTAATAGAAATTGTAGTTGCTGTACCAGGAACGAATGTGCCAACAATAGTATCTACAGTGAGAAGAATGCTGTACTTGAAAACCTTACCAGCAGCACCTGATGCTGCAGTAACCGCTTCATCAGCAACATATTCAAACTCATTACCTGAACCAGGTGCGGGGATAACTGCGATCTGATCAGCACCAGAATCAGTTACAAAGATACCAATTGAATTTCCCTTTGTTCCAGGAGTTTTTGCTGCCCAAGTCCAGGTATTGTTTGCAGTTTCGTAGTTAGTTTCATAGTCTTGGAAGTTCTTAATCAGAGGTGCTGTTCCAGTATTAACACCATTCTTCAAAACATCCGAAGTTACACGAACGGTCTTAAGTACGCCACCATAGGAAAGAAACTGAGCAGCAGTATACCAATACTCATAGTTAGAATCATTTGGTTTGCCAAAAATTTCTTCAAGTTGCCTCTCACTGGAGATAGTTACGATTTCTTCAACAGGACCCATTTCAAAAGGTGCTGCAATTACTCCAGTATTGGCGGTAGATAGAGTGGTGATAGTCGTCAGGTCTCTTTCCTGAACGACTACACCTGGCGATGATTGATTAGCTGCCATTGTTTAAATCTCCTAGATTGATGTCAACATCGGTTGTCTAAGATTATTTATATTTTTGAAAACTCACTGGAACTCCCACATGTAGGACTTATCGCCGTATTCCGCGATCTGCCACACATCACCCTGAGCATCAACAATATGATCATCCTCCAATCCATCTGACATAAATCCGAACGGTGCCATGTCTTGTTCAATGTTTTCTCTTTGGTCATCATAGATGCGTTGTCTTACATCATTATCATGCATCTGTTTAAAATATTCCTGCATTGCCATCCAGGCAAAAATAACCAGACACATAGCAAGATCGTCATTACAACCATCTTCTGCAGCAAATGATTGACCTTTTACAATAAATGTAGTGAGTTCTGCGATAGTATCATAATCTGGAATGATGAGTTTGTCTTCTTCAATCAATGCTTTAAGATTTGAGCATCCAACCTGCTTTACCGCAGTTGACATCTTGACACCCAGTTGCGTCTTCTTACCAGAGAATCCTTGACCAAGTTGTTGTCCTGCACGACCGCGCATTGCTACCATCAATAGATTCTCATACTCCAAATCAAACTGAATAATATCTGCAACCTGTCCGCCAATATCATTTACCTCACATAAAATATATGCATGGTTATAATTTCTTGCTACATCTATAATAACATTGGGGAAGATAATAGGTTTAATCTCATTGTTTTTATACTTAGCAACCATTTCGTATGGCACTGTAGTAGTATCCATAACACAGAATGCTGAATAATCTTGACTTGTACCACGGGCAACATCAACCGTTATGATATAATTATGTTCGGGTTCAACTCGTTTATAAATGGAAAGACCCTTATTTTGTGCAATAGGATCTGCATACGGCATCGTCCTCAACTTACTTGGAGCAATCAATGTATCAACAGAACCAAGGAACTCACATTCAAACTCAACCTTGAACTGTTGCTCTGAAGTGTTCTTAATTGTCTGCTCTTTCCATGCAGCATCTCTACCAGGAACTGCAGACCAATGAACTTCTGTTGGTATATATTCGTTCTTACTAAGTTCTGCATCATGCCATAACTTGTAAAACATATTCATCCCGTGTGGCGTGGAGATGATAATTACCTTTGTGCTTTTACCAGAAGATATAGTAGGATAGACAGATGAAAAGAACTGATCAGCAATGTGGTTCGGAACAAACGCGAATTCGTCCAGAAAAATGACATTAAAAGACATGCCCCTGACGGCACTAGAGCTAGTAGAGGCAGCCATGATTTTACTGCCATTCTCCAGTTCCAGACTTCCCCTGTTCCATTGGAGGATTCCTTGCTGGAGCCATTTGGGGAGATTTTCATAACTTAGTTGTAATCTTTGCAGCATCTCGCGGGAGGTTGCTGCTTTGTTTGCTAGAATAGCGACATTAACATTCGCATTAAAAAGTACATACCAAAGAAGGTATGATGTAACGATAGTGGACTTACCAGACTGACGAGGTAACTTGGCAATATTAAATCTATTGTCATGAAACTTTCTGGTCATATCAACCTGAAAATCATACATGTCAAAAGGAATCAAACCCTTATCCAGAGAAACAATTCTAATATATGTCTGAATGAAATATACAGGATCATCAGCACACTTAAGATACTCCTGCACTTCTTCAGGAGAAAACTCTGTAGCGACGTTTGCTTTCTTTAGATTGGGATTACCAAGATACTGTTCAGTTGTACTCATTTGTTATTCTTCACAGGCCAAGTCATTTCCATTCCTATTGTAATCAATATCATAAATCCAAATACAAATAAACCACTCATCATTCTACGAGTGTCCCATGCTGTCTACGAATTTCTTTTAGTGCTTCAAGGTTCATATCCTTGGTGCCACCATCATATGCATGAGCATATCCTTCGGTAATCATTTGCTCGTTAAGGGACACACTGTCGTCCCCAATGTAAAGCCAACCCAGAAGACGCCCGTATTTCCCAGTGCCACCAACAAGTTCAGTCCTAACAGACAACTCATCATCACCAGCCAACGTGCCTTCGAGTTTTTCTTTGAGCCAGTTTGTTGCGTCGATTCCAAGTGCCTTCTCCTCTAAGTTCTTCGTCCTTTTCTCTGGCGTATCAACTCCTGCAACTCTAACTCTTTCCTTCTTGTATAAGTCAAACCCAAGATCAATTGTAACGTCAATAGTATCACCATCAAGGACACGATTGATCTCCGTCACTCGGAAGTTGTAGCAGCTCTTCCTGCTCGGTGGTGTCATTGCTCCCATTTTTTAATTCTGCAAATGCCATTCTTAATATGTATATGACTACAAACAATGCTCCTGCAACTGCAAGTATCACACACATAATCACTGACCACACAGGGTCGTTAGCATTATCTAGAGGTCTTAATAATAAATTCATTTATGTTTCCTTGTAAAAGGTTCCCAATGTTGCCATCCATAATTATGCACTGCCCACATACCTATGATAGGAACGAAGACTAGGCACCATGCCAAGAATCCAACACCATATGGATTGTTTAATACAACACCACAAAATCTAGCAAATTCTAACATCATAGCGGATAAGCGTTTAGTAAACTCCAGGATACAAAACCTACGATTGCACCGAATATAATTGTTGCTGAAAGACTAGTTTCTGGTTTCATTATTCTTCTTCCAAAGTTCTAAAAAATACCTATCAACTGAATACAAATCACCTGTGGGTGGTTGTTCTTCAATCTGAGACCATTGATTACAAAGTTCTCTCATTTCTTGTGATATACCTGAAGGTTTAAACATTCTCCCGAATGAAGACATTGCGAATGCAAATCGCATTCTAATGCGCTGTTCCATTTCCTGAGTAGGCGTCGGTTTCATAATAGTTATTTTCACCTTTTCGTAGCCCGAAATAGATGGTGGCACATACAAAGGGTAGTGATCCGAAAAGTAGGACATGTGCTAAAGTCATTTAATTTTTTCCTCGTAAATTTTAATTAACTTTATTGCCTGTTTTCTATCACTACCACAAGGAGCATTCTTAAGACACATAAGAATTAATTCATCATCACTAATAGTAGGTTTAATAGTAAACCCCCACTTATCAACTTCCCCTTCTACAGGTGCTTCGCATGGATCAAATTCGTGTGGCATTACCTGGTGATAGCGATTGGAAAATTTTAGAACATGCATTGACAGCATGGGTTGCCCCATATACTCCAGAGAAGATATATGAGATACCTAACTTACTACAATACTTTTCTAGTTCCTGACATTTTGAGATGTCAATGGTGCTATGATCAATAATAATATCACCCCCCTCAAGTAATGGTAACAACTCATCAAGTGTGTCTTCTACCTTTACTTCTGGGAGTGTAATTTGAAAGATACCAGGAATTCTCCCAGCACTAGTATATTGGTTGCGGTCAGATTTAACTGCTTGGACAAGATACTCTAGTGAAGTTACACATCCACTAATATGTCCTGCTTCATATTGTCCACAGGCACTTTCGTAGTTAGTACTACTGTAACCCCAGACTTCAATTCCTTTTTCAATCATACGGCGGGACATACCTTCACCAGTACGACCCAGACCTATCATTCCAACTTTCATTTAATTAACTCAATTTACGTGAACAACGCCAGTCATGCCTGCGCCCTGGTGAGGACCACAAAAGAAATTATAGTCCCCTGCGTCAGCAAATACAACATCCTGTGATTCTCCTGGAGCAAATAGTAATGATTCTCTAGAGAGATCTGGACGTGCCTCAACAATAATGTTGTGAGGAGGTAGTGCTTGATTAATAAAATGCACAGTATCACCTGCAGAGATTGTAATCTCATTCGGTTCAAATACTAGGTTGCCGCCAGCACCCATTTGTACATCTACTGCCCATGCGGGTAAAGCGATGAAAAATGAAGCAATGAAAGCAATTAGAATCCTCATAAAAAATATGCAACTACACTATCTATGACTAGACTTTTAGTGCATGTCTTTTAACTGTCAGGCATCGCTGACTTCTTCATCAGACCATCCAATTGACCCTCAACATATCCTCTTCTATACTCCCAAGTTTGACCACCAATTTCGCCCCTCTTGGAGTTAATACACTTAGTGTAATCTGGATTTTCCCTACTGATATTGTTGCAAACCAACCCAGCAAGATCTAACTCATTACCCGTCTTTCCAGTGCCAGTCCACATATGCTGCCCATTTAACCAAACAGCACCACACTTCTCACACTCTTTTCTTTCCATAGAAAAAGATGAGACTTCTTTTGGATCAGTCATTGCTGCAGTATCCTCGTGGTATAATTTTACTTATTTATTGTACCATACTGATACAATTTGTCAATTGATCAGCAATTCCACTTTCTTAAGGACTTCGATAGACGATCATCTCCCGTGTTATTGGATGCTTTCTGTCTCTTTCTCATGCCTTTCATTCTAGCGCAGAAGGATGCCCTGCGGGGATTTCCAACCTTTGTGCTTGGTGCTTTGAGGTCAGATCCTGGATTTTCCTTTTCGTAAGACTTTCGTCCTTTTTCGTTAAGTCCTCCTTCGGAGTTCTTTCCTGACTTTTTTGTCCAGGCTGCTCCTTCATTTTGAACTTCCTCGGGAACACAATTAGGAACCATCTTATTGCCCTTCTTCTTCATCCCAACACGCTTATATCCTTTCCAGCACTTCTCTTGAACTTGTTGGAATGTCATTCCTTCAGACTTATTACCATAACTAGCAGCACCCTTCTTACGGCACTGGACTAATCTACCACTAGCATATGCAGAAGGCCATACCTTTGCACTTGCTTTTACTTTCTTATAGCAAGCATCTTTCTCGCCTGCTTTCTCGTTAACAAACTCTTCGCCAACACCAACGTTGGTTACTCGTTCCTTCTTCTTAGCATCTCTCTTACTGAGATATGAATCAAGTTGCTTCTGCTTGATTGCACGAATCATAGACGAACGCTTACTAAGATATGCAGGTTTTTCACCTTGGGTTTTTCTGATTGCCTTGATAGCAACATCACCCATACCTTCTGTTTGGATTTCTTCTTTTCTAAGACCCAATCTACCCAACAAAGATTTTTTCTTAGGTTTGATGTTGGCACCCATCGAATTCAATCTGCTAGTAGCAGTGCCAGACTTTGCTGCCTTCTGACGTTTGGAGTAGTCCATGTAGGACTCACCTGGTTTTAGTTTCTTAGGATCTGCCTTAGGTTTTGCTGCATCAGCACGATCCTCACGGGCACGAGCATTAGCACCAG